ACGAGTCACAACGTGCGACTTTGACACGGAACTCGGGCAGATGCTGACGGCGGCGCGGAAGCAGGTCGAGTACGACACACACACGAAACTAATGACGCAGACGCTGACGCTGACTCTGGACGACTTCCCGGCGGGGGACGTGATCGAACTCAGACAACTGCCGGTCACCAGCGTGACGAGCATTACCTACATCGATGAGGACGTAGCGTCTCAGACGTTCAGTTCTGCATTGTACCGCACGGAGCTCAACGGACAGCCGGCACGGATCGTACTACTTGACGATCAATCATGGGAAGACACGGAGCCACGATATCCGTCAGCGGTGACCGTCACATTCGTGGCAGGATACGCCACGGCGGCAACGGTGCCGGTTGAAGCGAAGCTGGCGATTGTTGAATGGTGCCGGATGCACTGGGGCGACTGTGACGGCGACGGTGCGAAGTACAAGAATCTGGTGAATACGATTGCCTGGTCTGGTTATTGGAAGTCTGTTTGATGACGTGTATCGCCCAATACGACAGGAAGGTGGTGATCAAAAGTCTATCGGCGACGGCTGACGCTCACGGATTTGAAGACAACACCGACGCAAGCAACTGGACACAATACGACATCAGTTTTGCATCGGTGAAGTCGAAAGGCGGGCGGGAATTTTGGAAGGTGGATCAGGTCAGTGCAGACGTGTCACACGTCTGGCTGTGTCCATATTCAAAGACGCTCGCAGCGGCTACGCCTGCAATGCAGTTGGTTTCTGAGTCTGTGACCTACGAGATTCTGAGCGTGATTGATATTGACCTGGCACACAAGGAGGTGGAGATACAGACGAAACGGGCGGTGTGATGGCAAAGAGCATCTACGGTGATAAAAAGCTGGACCGCAAACTCAAAGAATTAGGCGGCAAAGCTGCTGACAGGATCGCTCACGCGGGAGTCAGGAAAAGCGTTCAGGTGGTGGCGAAGGCGATAAAAAAGGACGTGCCACCAAGATTCAAAAATGCCAGAAAGGGTATCGGCTGGAAGGCTACAAAAGGGCACAAGGCGAGCAAGTACAGGAAGAACACCGTTAAGCCGCAATCAAAGGCGGGGGTTGGTGTCGGAATGAAAAAGGCAAAGCGGAAAAAACTGGCTGAAGAACACAAGGCGAAACGAATCGGGAACAAACGCGGGGCAGGCATCGGTGCCGGGAACTTTCACTGGTGGGTAATAGGAACAAAAAACAGAGTCAACCGAAAGGGCGTGAACCTCGGCGGCACGCGGGCGATGATGGACGGAATGGCAATGAAGGCGTCAATGTCTGCTAGAGGCGCAATTAAAACAGCGATGGCGAAAGAAGTCTCCCGGCAGTTACTGAAAGAAGCAGCGAAGATATGAAAAGCGGTCTAGTCTCACTACTGGCGAACGAAGCCACGATATCCGCAATCGTCAGTACGCGGATCTACGTGAGCAAAGCGCCACAGGGGGCAACGTTGCCGCACATTGTGATAACGCAAATCGGATCAAACGAAAATCAAACACTCGACGGGACAACAGGGCTGAGGTTTGTTGACTTTGACATCGACTGTAAAGACGACAGAAGCGTTGGCGCGGAAACGCTCGGGGATGCCGTTCGTGTGTTTATGGATGACGCCAGCGGCACTGCGGGAAGCCAGACAATTGACGCGGTTTTAATGAATGACGAAAGCACAGATTACGAGCCGCCCGTAGACGGTTCTGACAAAGGCGTTCACGTCGTTTTACTTGACGTGACGATTCAATATGTCCCAGCTTAAAGGAGGCTGAGTTATGTCGTTAATGATAGGTAAAGGAACAATTTTGAAAACGTCCGGGGCGACCACTACCCTGGCGGCTGTGGCTCAGGTTCTCGACATCAGTATGAGTGGACAGGAATCTGAAACGTACGATTCCACAACCTTGGATGGTGGCGTGGGGAAGACCTATGCGGCGACTGGATATTCTGAAGGTGGCTCGCTTGAGTTTTCCTGCTTTTTTGATTCCAGCCTTGCAGGTCACCAAGTCTTCACGGACACGATTGCCGCACCGGCGGATATCACGGGTTCTCTTGTTTGGACTGGCGCGACGACAGAAGTTACATTCACGGCTGCGGGTGTCGGGTTCGGCGCTGACGTGGCAATGGATGACGGCGTCAAGGCATCGGTCAGCCTGAAGCTAACCGGGCTAATGGCTCATGATACGTAAGGAGTTTGACTCGTGAAGTGCAAATATCTGTATGACGTGACGGAACCGCGTAAGGAATTCTGGCATCTGCCAGGGTGCATTATCCGTGAGGATGGGCCGCTTATAGGGCAGCACGTCTGGCCTGCGGGGACGATTGAAGATCACCCCGGAGCGTATAAGCTGGTACGGAACGGTGCAGCGGAACCAGCGGACGACGAGTGCAGATTGAAAGCTGCCATCACCACTAAAGATTTCGAGCGGGCGAAGCTGCACAACGGCGCACTGAATGCGGGGATTCAGCCGGAAGACTACCAGAGGTATTTTGACGGCGAAATCCTAGGTTACGACACTGAAGGAAACGACATCCCAGGCCCGAACTACATTAAACCAGACGAGGACGAAGACGACGATGACGATGACGAAGATTGACCGCGCCACGTTTATGACGCCTGTCCCAATTTCCCGCGAAGAGGTTCCCATGCCTGAATGGGGCGAAGGGGTAACGGTGTGGGTTCACGGGTGGACCGCAAAGGAAAAGAACGAACACGACGCGGCGATGATGAACAAGGAGTTCACCGGCGTCTCACGAACAAAGGTAAAAGTTCAGAAAGAACGCACCGTCGTTGGCAGTGTTCGCGATGAAGCGGGCGGGCGAATCTTCAGCACTGAAGATATAAAAGTCATTTCCGAGTGGCCCGCTCACATTGTTGAGCGAATCGTAAAAGTGGCTGACAGATTGAACGGCGGGGCGGATCCCGAAGCACTGGCAAAAAACTCGGACGAAGCCGAGCAAGACTGACAGCGTTTCGGCTCGCTGAATTTGTGGAAGGTACAACAGACGTTGACGGCATGCTTGACCGCATGACGCCGGAGATATTTGCGGAATGGTGCGCAAAAGATGAAATCGAGCCGATTGGTTACGCATCGCGGGCACTCGGTTTGATTTCGTTTCAGCTAGCCACATACATGGCAGGCGAAAAGGCTGGAGATGTTGACGCAGAACTCTACATGCCCTGGATGAAATACGAGCCGAAGGAACAGAAACAGATGCAGGGATTCCAACACATTTTTGACACGTTGAAGGGGTAACGATGGCGAGTCTCGGCTCACTGGTTGTTAGCCTCAACGCTAACACGTCAAATTTCACGAAGAGCATGACAAAGGCTCAGAAGCAGCTTGTTGGATTCTCAGCCGCCGCCGTTGCTGCGGGCGCTGCCGTTGGGCTTCTGGCGGCTAAGAAGTTCATTGAGTTTGACGACGCAATGCGGGCGACACTGGCGACGACTCAAGCGATGCCTGCAGAGTTCGCGGCAATGACGGCAGAGGCGAAAAAGCTCGGAGCAACAACCACGTTCACAGCGGCGGAAGTGGCAAAGCTGATGACGACTCTGGGGCGTGCTGGATTTGAGCCAGACGACATTAACGATATGACGGGCGCGGTGCTGAATCTTGCACGAGCCACGGGCACGGAAGCGGAGCAGGCAGCGGGTATTCTCGGTTCGACAATCCGCCAGTTCAGCCTGGAAGCCACGGACGCTGCACACGTTGCCGACGTGTTGACGATGACAGCAAACAGCACGTTCAACACGGTGGAACAACTGGGCGAGGCGATGAAGTTTGCTGGACCTGCAGCGGCTGACCTCGGCGTGAGTCTGGAAGACACAGCGGCAGCGGTTGGCATGCTCGGTAATATCGGCATACAGGGCACGATGGCAGGCACGGCAATCCGCCGCCTCGCTGTCAAAACGGGTGCCGAAGCGGAAAAGATGAAAAAAATCTTCGGCTTTGCATTTACTGACATGGCAGGCGAAGCCCGCCCACTGCTGGACAATCTGGAAGACCTGGGCAAGTCACTTAAAAAGATGAGCGGCCCCGAGAGAATGGCCGCGCTGTCGGATGCGTTCGGGTTGCTCGGCGTCACAGCGGGTTCCGCGTTGGGCAAGTCGGCAGCCGGAGCAAAAGAATTAGCGGAAGCACTGCGAGAGGCAGACGGGGCAGCGAAGAAAGCCGCCGATATTATGGACGCGGGGCTGGGTGGTGCGACCGAGCGAGCGAAAAGCGCATTCGACGCATTGCTGATTACAATCGGTGATCGGCTATCACCAGCCCTGATTGTGATCGCGGACTCTGCGTCAGTCATGGCGGCAGCGTTTGAGTCTACGTCATTCATTATGGTACCGCTCGCTACGGGCATCGGAATTGTGATAACGGCGGTCCTCGCGTATCTAATCGTCGCAAAGGCATGGGCAATCGCTCAGGCGACTGTATTGGCACTGATGGGGCCGGCGGGCTGGAAAATACTGGCAGGTGCTGCAATAGCCATTGCCGTCTCAACTGCCGCACTGACGATGAACTCAGGAGCGGCAGACGACGCACGGGCCGCCAATGAAAAACTAAAAGACTCTCAGAACGGCGTGGCGGAGGCAGCGGACAAGATGGCCGCAGCGAATAAACGCGCGGCGCAATCATTAGTTGAGCAGGAAAAGGGAGCAAAGGCGCTGGAATCCGCCCTACAGTCAATGGAATCACCGACGCGAGGCATTGCCCGCGAGATGGAAGAATTTCAGCGGGTCATGCGGGACAGCGGCAAAGACCAAACGATTGACATGGCCCCGTTGCTGCAGGCTATGAGAAAATCGAAATCTGGTTTTACTGACATGCTGCACGGCCTCAACGACGAACTAAAAATCCTAAAAGGTGAAGCGACGGAGACGAGTCTAGCACTCGACAAGATGGCAGCGGCGGGAGTCGACACCAAGTCAATTGAGCACTTGGAAGGCAAATTAGCGGAACGCCAGAAGCTGGAAGAAAAGAAATCCGCGACGGAAGCGGCAGCGAAGGCGGCGAAGAAAAACGCAGACCTGCTGGTTGCGAAGCGAAAGGAAATGCAGGCGCAGGCCGACGCGGTTATCGCGTCGGTGGCATCGCCATCCGAAAAGATACAAGCCGAAGTGGACAGGCTCAAAAAGTTAATAGCTGCGGGTGTGCTGGACAAGGCGACGGCAGAAGCGGCAATGGTGAAGTTCCAGCAGGGGCTGAGCGGGCCAGCGGCGAAACAACAACTGACACAACAACTGACGCCATTAATGCAACGCGGCTCAACGGAAGCTCTGGCAACAATCCTGCGGGGCATGCAGGGCAAGTCGGCAAAGTCCCCGGAAGTCAAAGAGACGGAAAAGACAAACGGCATCCTGCGGGGCATGGCAAAGGTGATGGAGCGACAGCAGGACCGGAAGCTCAAATTCGCTGAACAGGGTGCTGTATGAGCGTCACCTATCAAGGCAGCATTGCAGAGAAACGCACAGCGACAAACGCTGCCGGGATTCGCACGTACAGCGAGACGTTCCGCCTGACTAGCGATTCCAAAAGCGACACCGCGTCAACAGTAGGAAACAACGCGAGCCTGCCATCTATCGGATCGGTCTATGCCGACGACGGTCAGGCATACTGCACTAATCTGGCAATATCCTGCACGGACGGATATACCGGCTGGGAGGCGGTCGCGTCCTGGACGACCGAACGGACGATGTCCAGCACGGATCCGGAAGACGACGAGGTCAAAGTGTCATGGACAACGGAAGTTTATCAAGAGCCGGTTTTTCAGGATGTGGACGGGAACGCTGTGGTTAACTCGGCAGGTGATTACTTCATCGATCCCGTGCCGACCCGCGATGCGACGCACCTGATAGCGAGAATTCGCAGCAATCACAGGACGATTCCAGCGTGGGTGCTCGCCAAACAGAACAACGTGAATGATTCACAGATTACAGTAGGCGGGCTGGTGATCGGTGCCGGACTTGCTCGAATGTCGCGGTTGGAGATCAGCGAGCGGCAGCGACGGAAGGATGTTGACTTTTATTCAATGTCGTTTGAACTGCACATTCACAAAGACGGCTGGCTACTGGAGCCAATGGACGTAGGATTCCGCGAACTGAAAGATGGTGAACTAGTTCAGATCAAGGACACAAACGAAGACGAAGTCACGACGCCTGTTATGCTCGATGGTCAAGGCGTCGCACAGACTAATCCGACGCCGTCTTCCGCCGTGTTCGGATCATACCAGGTTTATGGAACGTCGGACCTGTCGACCTTGCCAGGGATCGACTGATGACTGGCATAGTTCCCAGCGAAGAATTCAACGAACAACTGAAGAGGGTTGTTCGTGAAACGATCAGGCGTGAACGTCCGAACGTCGGCCCGCCTGGCCGGTGGCACAAAAAAGGCGGCGGCGGCGGCGGCGTCCATATCATGGCGTTCGAGATACTGTACGCGGATTGCGATGAAGGCGTTGTGACCACGGACGCCAGCGGGATTGAGCGATACACAGGCTGCGGTACGCCACCCGGTGCGGACGATTACGGAACATATTTCATCGAGGATTACTTCGGCTTCATCAACGAACTGACGGACCCAGAACTGATCGGACCTCGGGCCTTGGCAATCTACTGGGATGATTGGGCGGAGTGTGAAAAGCGCTGGGACTTACTCATGGTCGAATGGAACGGAGGCTGTTAAATGCCGATGAATCATTTCGGCGTGGTCGGTCTCGGCACACGTAAATATCAGCCAGACAACGAGCCGGTGAAGGTCTGCAATGAGATGCTCCTGCCCGGTTGCGATTGCTGCCGGATTGGTCCGTGTCGGTTGTGCCTGGAATGGATAGTGGATGACATCGTCGAAGACAACGGCAAGGCGTCCGGCGACGGTGAGGAATGGAACGGGTCCGCGGGCGGCATCGGGTTTCGGGCGTACTGGGACGAATCCTACTGCACGATCAATGTAGAATTGGACGGCGAATTGGTCTGGTCTAAGCCGCTCTGTGATGAGTACGCCTACCAGTCCGTCACCTGCCGCAACTGGGATGACTCCGTCGAGCATGAGAAGTACAGCGGCGAATCCGGCACGTTCAAGTGGACCGTTACCGAATACCTGCAACTGGCCAGACGCAAAGGCAGTCACGACGAATACGCAGAATCTGCATGTGCTCGCAACTTCTGCGGCAATTGTGAATGCACCTGCCCCGAATTATGCGTGACCGTGACCGGCGGACTATACGTCTGCACGGGCGTAATTGGGTTCGCCGGCGAGACTTGCGATAACAAAGTGACGAGTGCGACGTGGGAAGGCGACGTGGAGTGCAATCC